TAATTTTTTCAGTCGGAGTTCCCTCTGGAAAGAATTTAGCAACAAGTTTATCAAGTGTAATATACACACTGTCTGTATCGCTTGCAATAACGTAATCAACCTTGTCAGTTTTAAGAATCTTGTTAAGATATATGTTGATAGACTTTTCAATCCATCGTATAGATAACTGACCAGACGTTGTAATTGCTGTAGCGACCAAGAGATCAAAATAACGAAAGTAGTTATTACCAATTGCCCCATAAGCGGAATTAAGAGAAATCTTCTTCGCCATTTGGATGTTGTTGTACCTAGATATCTTTTTGAGTAGTGCGGGGTCACCAGTGTTCTCATACTCTTGTTTAGCTTCGAGCAGAAGTTTCTTATATTTGACACGATCATTATAAACATTCTCCATTATCTCTGGCAGAAATCCCCTAACATCCTTACGGAAAAATGCGCCGTTTGGAGTCATACAGTGGTCAGTAGTATTCCTGATTTTCTCATCAAGAATGCCATCTACCATACCCTCTTTTACTTTACTGCCAGACACTAGGGTTTCTGGTGAGATGTTGTATTGCATGATAAGGTGTGGATATAGCGAGTTCAAGTCAAATGACATGACCCACTTGTGCATACCCACTTGAGGGTCTTTGACATATGCACCCTCAAACTTCTCTACCTTCTCATGTTCTTTCTTTTGCGGTATCACAATGTTCTTTTTGCGTAGGTGATTGTATATCACATTATCCCAATAACGAACCTGACCCAGAACATCCGCAAAATTCACCTTACCGTCATATGCCATAGTCAGGCACAACTCAATGAGTCGCATCTTGTCCTCTAGCTTGTCCACAATCTCCACATCTTGAATGTTGTATTCGATGAATGACTGATAGTCTTTCTGATACCATTCTCTGAATGTGTCATATGGATTGCCATCCTTCCGCTCACCTAGCTCCACAAACGCAATGTGATCTAGTGTGTATCGTTCTTGGTTTGTGTATGTGAACTTACGATACAGGTCAAAGAAATCTAGTGCAGATACACCCTGTATGCTGTAGACTTGGTGCCTGCGTCCCATCTGATACACTTCCTTGGCAAACACATTGTTCCAAGGTGACAGTTTGTGCATGAAGTCTTCACCGAATAGATTCTTGATACGATTACAGATGTAAGGGATATCGAAAAACTCTGTATTCCAACCAGTGATAATGTCTGGATATATCATACGCCACTCGTCAAGAAACTTGATGAGCAAGTCATCCTCATCTCTACACAAACGATAATCTACATCCTCACGATAGTTCTGAAACTCATGAAGACCCCAGACAACAATCTTTTTGTTCTGGTGGTTCTTCATTGTGATTGACAGTAGTGGTTCTGCGGCATCCTGTGGATTAGGAAAGCCGTTCTCACACTCCACCTCAATATCAATGGTCACAATCAGGATTTGATCCTTATCCCAAGGCACATCATTTGGATATTCATCGCTGATGTAACAGTATGGATATTGTGTATTACCATACAGGATATCTTGATTTGACCTCTGTTCAACCCAAGCCTTTGCCTCCTTTATGGAGTCAAGTTCTTTAGGAAGAACATGTTGACCATCAAGAGTCTTGTATCCTGTGTATTCATTAACTTTGTTGTATAGTGTAGGTCGATAGTTGACCCGCTTGGATACTCGTTGACCGTCCTCGACACCCCTCACCAGAAGAGAGTTGCCACGCTGAATCACATTTGTATAAAATTCCATTATAAAAGTATATCACCTGTGTGGTTAATTGTCAAGTCTCTCTTTTCTTTCCGATATTATATTTTGTCTCCAGCAACCATTCATTTTTCTCTTTGTATGTTAGGATTTTGATTTGACTTAGTGGTGCTGCTTCATATGGGCTTTCACTTATTATTTGAATCAACCCCCAATCCTGTAACAGATTTGCGATTGTGTTCCTGCGAGACAGATCGTTTGTTGATATGTTGGTTCTCTTTCCATCCAGAGCAAATAGCTCTTTGAAATGCACGATGTAATACCGTCCTTGCTTGTGTAGGATATGACAGGATTGATACAGTTTTTTCTCTTTTCGAGAAGCAACACCAATGCGTGATAATGTCTCTCTAACTTTTAGAAAATCGTCGGGTTCATTTAGACCCACTTCAAGTAGTTGTTCTTGTGTCCAGTTAATTTCTTCCATCTCTTCCGCCTTTTCTCATTTTTTGTTTTATGGCAGAAATTTGTTCATCATCCAGTAGGTCAAGAGCAACCTTTGCTTTCTCGTTGTTGTATCCATAGAACTCTTTAACATACTCTAGATTCTCTAATTTCGTCGCCTTCAGCCAAGGCGTGTATCTTTTCCTTGGTCGTAGACTATTTATTAAAAAATCAAACTGAAGTTTTTTGTCTAGATGGTGAAACTGGTTAATCTCGTTTACTAGCATGATTGTGTCTTGAAATGGGGCAACACACTTATTTACGACAAATGGCGGATACTTCTTCTCCCATGTCTCATCCTCATCATCCATGAGCTTTTCTTTGGTAGAGTTTATCGCATTTAGATAATCTTTCAATTCATACATATGTCAAGCTCTCCCGCTATCATAACCCATATAACCATAAGCTTCTTCCAGTGTCATTTCTTTTCTACTGTTTTGTTCCTCATTATTTGCATAATCAATTAGCATGAGGTTTTTTCTTATTTCCTTATCATCAATCACTGATATCTCTGTTTGTCGATCTGTCTCTCTTCCAAGAATGCAAAATAGATATACAAGGTGTTCAGCGTCTTCACCAATAATACCCTGCACCACACCTCTATCTGATGTAGTTTGATGATGAAACACAGCTGTGCCATAGATAGAATGATACAGTCCTGCATCTTGAACATGCTGTGCAACATCCATATCCTTTAATATATTAAACACTCCAATAAGATGATCAAACAGAGTTCCCCCACTATGAGGAATATCTTCTGTACCGACTTTCTTGAGGAAATCAATCTTTGTAGAAGTCAAGTCGTTCAATGTTCGCCCCCTCAACATATGTCTTAAATACCACAACACTTCTCAACTCATAACATTGACGAGACACTGGCATTGCTTGGTGTGGTGCCTTTGCATTAAATACAATCAACCTATTTCCTACATATGGAACTAACTCACCATCCACAAGGGTTCCACCACCCCAATCTTTTTTCCAATCTAGTCGGGGATAATATATCATAGTGAAATCACCATCATCTATGTGTTCATGTGGCTCTACACCATGAGTGTGTGCATTCATATATATTCGTTTTGGTCGTTCAATATTATATGTGTTCTTAAAGTCATACTTGTAAAATATTGTTTGCCACAACTGCACTAACCAATCATACCCATTCTCCACAGTTTCCTCTTCTGTCTCACCACAAAAGACATGCCAGTGCTTGTTTACCTCTCCCTTTTGGGAGTTGTAATCATATTTCCAATAAACCTCTTTCATTTCTAGAAAAATTAATTCTGCAATGTGATCCTCTAGAACATTATCATATACATCTAATCTACTTTTCATATTACATTTTCCAATTATCACCAAAATCAGTCTGGTCGAAAACAGCCTCTGCAAATTTATCGTCTGCCCCTCCCCGTTGATTAGAATCAGCAAGACCTTCTTGTTCTGCATCCTCTACATCATACAACTTCATCTTTGCTCTGTCAATACCAATAACGAATCTTTTATTGGTGGTAGGGTCATTGTATCGGTTCTTTAACTGTTTCACCGCAATCTGGTTGAGTTCGTCAAGCTCTTCATTACTAATGAGCGCAAACATGAGGTCAGCTGTAGCAGGCAGACCAAAGCTCTCTGACGTATCTTCCAACCCAACATCACTATTGGAGTACCCACTCCTTGTGGTCTGTGTAGCCGACATAATCGGGACGTTTGTCTCAACTGCCAATCCCCTAAGTTCTTCAGCAATTGCCTTGATATACATGTAGCTGTTAACATTTCCATTCGCCTTAAATCTTGATGATGCACATATGTTTAGATAATCAATGAAGATGATATCTGGTTTGAATGACCTCTTGATGGCCAGTTCCTTGATCAATCCTCGAAAGTGGTTACTGTGTGCTGATGCAGTAGGATATTCCTTGATAATGAGTTGACCATTTGTCTTCTGTTCGATGGCTTTCATCTTGTCATCATACATCTGCTTGGGTAACTCATGTAAATCATCTATAGAGATATTCATGAGGTTTGCATCTATACGTTCAGCTATACGCTCTTCAGCCATCTCCAGAGTGACGTATAGGACGCTTCTACCTTGACTTAGACAGTTTGCTGCCATATGACACATAAACAGCGACTTACCTACACCAGTGCCCGCAAGAGCAATATTCAGTGTTTTCTGTGGTAATCCACCCTTGGTTATACGATTGAAGAAATCCAAATCAAACGGTATCTTCTCCTCTACTTTATGGTAGAACTCAAAGCGGGAGTCTGCATCGCATAGGTAATCATGACCAACACGGTTATCAAAACCAACAGCCAAGGCTTCTGTGAGAATGCTTGGTAGAGCATCGACGCCTCTAGCTTTATCCTTTCCATCAATAATTTTAATCCCATCCACAATTGCATTGTATACTGCCTTATCCTTACAAAATTCTTCTGTTGTCTCTACTAACCAATCAAAGTTCGCATTGTCATCCGCTTCAAGTTCCTTAACTACCGATAATACTCGTTTGTAGTCATCCTCATTCAAGTCACTACGGCTGTCCAGTTCCACCTCTAGAGCATTCTGGTTTGGTAGGTCATTGTATTTATCTACGAACTTCTGTATTTCTTCAAAGACAGTTCGCTCTGTTCTGTCAGAGAAATAGTCACCCTTGATGAAGGGCAGCACCTTTCTTGTGTATTGTTCATTATATATCAGATTTGTCAAAATCGTTTGTTCA